TGCTGCTCTAAATGATGATTCATTATTTCTGGCACCCATGTTTTCCATCATAACTGTTTGGTTGTTATTGACGGTTGGTGCATTAGTTACGGGAGCAACCACAGAGTTTATGTTATTAGTTCCCATCGCTGCGTCTGATTTGAGTGCAGCATTAGTTGTCATCGCTCCGACTGCGGTTTCTCCATCTGGAGTCAACGCGGAGGATCTTCTAACACCACTTATACCCTCACCACCTTGGGATCCTCCCAACGAATTCATCTGCATTGACAATTGTTTTGCTGCTCTCTCTGAATCTGGAGACCATTTAGCAGTTGCAATAAACTCTCCGCCCTCTTTCTCGACAGTGATCGTCGCGCCTTGAATCGCTACGGGGCCTTGAGTTGGATCACCAAAGAGTTTCGATAACGCCAAGCGGGCCTTCATGCTGGCACCCTGTCGTGTTCTTCCTCTACGAGTCACTTGCACAGGCCCAGTTGGTTTGACGGCGGGAGGTGGTGTTTCCACTCCCTCTGCTTTCATGCTACCTGTTCTTGGAACAGTTCTACCTACGAATGATGGTTGATCACCATCAATCTCTCCTGCCGCATCAACACCTGCTTTCAGGTTCGTGCTAAGTGATGTAAGATTTAGATTTGCAACTCTCTCTAGACCAATACCTAACTTCATCATAGAACTGCCGAATCTTTCGAGTGCGTCGAGATCAACTTCTTCGATTCCCTCTTGGAGAACTTCCATTAGATTTTCCCACCCAGACTCAGTGAACCAACCCTCTTGGAAGAAGTCCTCACCCATGGTGTTCTGTGCAAAGTTTTTCAGGGCAGGGCCGAGTGCATTCGTAGCGTCAGAGGTTCTCATGATACCCTCTCCGGCGTTGATGAATGTAGCAAACTCACCGAACCCACCCATACCGAAGAATCCTGCTAGTGATGCACCAGCACCAAGACGATCCATTGCTCGCATCAATTCATCGATTGATTGAGAGTTAATCTCTGCTGCACTTAGTTGCTCAAGTGCAAACCTTAGTTGATTCACTGCGGTAACAGTTTGTGGTAGTGTTGTTGTTCTCTCTGCAAATCTAGCGATTAGATCCATGAGTTCCTCTGGTGAACTACCACCAAACAAACCACCAATCGCTCCGCCGATACCACCTACGACAGAACCAATACCACTTCCAACACCAAACCCTGCGAGTGCAACACCAAGTGCAGTGACACCAGCGGCAGCAACAAACAAGGTATTTCCTAGTGAACCAAGTCTAACAATAGAGTCAACGAACTTGGTCAAGAAATCACCAGCGGAGTCAACCAATATCTTGAACCCAACACCCAGCATGACGGCGCCTTGACCGAGTAGTTTCATCGCTTCGCCAGCAAGTTTAGCGGCAAACCCAAAAGGTATTAGTGCAGCGCCAAGTGCAGCGATTAGTCCGATTGCGGCAAGAATGAGTACTCCACCAACTCCAGATGCAATTGCGATTGCGAACGCTGCGACTGCGACACCGAGTGTAGCAAGCGTGGCAGCAAGAACACCAACCGCTCCGATCTTAACACCAGCAAAGTTTTGTAACGCCAGTCCTAGTGCAGCGACACCCACTGCGAGTAGAGGCATCGCAAGACTAAACATTAAGATTCCGGGGAATGCCTTCATTGACATCATACCAGCGAGTGCTGCAATTCCTAGCACGGTGAGAACGGTTCCCATTGCAGCGACAATATTCTGTAAACCAATATCAGAAAATGATCGAAGACCCATTCCGAGTGACAACAGTCCAACACCCAAAACTACAGTGGCGAGAGAGAACGTCAACAAACCGGGCATGGCCTTTGTTGCTATCTTACCAATCAAGAACGCAACACCTATGATCGCAAGAACTGTTCCCATCGCAACAAGTCCACTCTCAAGACTGATGCCTTCCATTGCTCTAAGTCCAAGACCGAGCGTAAGCAAAGCAGCACCGAGAAGTCCAGCGGCAATGGAGAACTTAATTAGATCCTTACTCTTAGGCATAGTTTTCATAGCAACTTGCATAATACCAAGCAACGCTACGAGTGCAACGGCACCCTTGAACATTCCCAAGAAACTCACATGGTTGAAGATAAGAAGTCCCACACCGAGAATTGCCAACGCTCCAGCAAGTAGCATAGAACTCTTACCGAACTTGATTAGATCTTTATCGGGCGGCATGACTTTGACAGCAAGTGCCATAATACCTAAGAAGATTGGAAGGGTAACCATCGCTTTAACGATTGAACCAATCTCAACCTGATTAAACAGAATCAAAGCACCTGCTAGAATTGCAAGTCCCGCCGCCGCTGTTGCAAATGCACTTGCGAAATCACCAACCTTCGATAATTTACCTGCTTTTGGTGCGGCGGCCGCGCCGCCCAATTGGGTTGGTTCTGTAGGTGCTTTTGCAATTCTTCCGGTGACTGGATCTCGGAATTGACTTCCCCTCTTCAATCTTGGATCAAAGATAAGACCTTGACCTTGTGCCACTCCTGCGGCCATTGCTTTTGGTGCGCCTCGACCTAGAACAGACCCGATTGTATTTCCGATCACCTCTCCGGCGACTTCAGTTGCCGCCGTTCCTAGAATACCAAGACCGCCCTCTTCCTTTACGGTCTCTACAAGTTGTGTTCCTGCCGCCTTACCAGATACTTTTCCGCTTTCGAGTTCTGCTTCTCTGGCCGCTAGTTTTTCTGTTCCGTCTTTTCCGCTTTGAGCAACCATTATGTCTTTGATGACACAAACTTTGTCGCCGATTTGCATGAGGATATCGACGATCTTATCGTTACCCAAAACTTCAGATACTTCAGATGGAGGCCCTACGTCAACGGGAGCGGGAGCGGGAGCGGGAGCGGTATCGGCAACTTCTGCGCCTTCATCTCCTCCACCACCCAAACCTAGTCTTCGGAATCTCTCCGCTCTTACCGCTTCGTCTTGCTGCCGACGGCGACCAGCACGGATGGTGTTACCTGCGATCTTACCTAAGAATCCGGGGAGAAACTTTTCAGCGGCCGCAGCGGAGTCAGTAAGGAAGTTGGGGAGGGAATCCATGAAACCCTCCATGAGAACATCTCCAAAGTCTGAGACTTCACCAAGAGAGGTGGCCGCCATTCCGACCATTTGTTCTAGTGCTTTTCTTTCGCTGCTTGAAAGGTTTTTCGTGAGAGATAAAATACCCTCAAGGTCTTTGCGGATCTCTCTTGCCTCTTCGGTGTTTGCATCGAGTGCCTTTTTCGAGAGTGCAAGGATTTCACTTTGAACAAAAGAACCCTGCCTGCTTAGTTCTAACCCTGCCGCGGCAAGACCCGTGACTGAGGACTCTAATCTTTTTTCAATCTCTGCCCCAACAACAAACACACCAAAGCGACGGGCGTCATCACCTCGGAGACCCTCGCTGAAGTCCTCGGTGAATTGTTTATTGAACTCACCAAATTCGTCTAGTAGTTGTTGAAAGTCTTTTGCTGCCACAATCCTACCTTATCGTTGTTTCATCCTCGCGTTTTCTGCTTGGATGCGTTTGTTCTCCTCATCAACCCATTGTGTTAACAGTGAAACATAAATGTCCCTCTCCCACGGTATCATATTATCTAGTTCAGTTAGTGAGTATTTATGATGTTGCATCATCTGAAAATTCACTTGGTAATAATTAGTCATTGAAGTGTGACAGAGGGCGACCCGAAAAAATCCTGTAGTCCAGATAGTTTAATCTTGTGCTTCTTCTTACCAACTGGCACTTCTAGTTCCTTTTCTAGTTTGGGCATGGTGTTGAAAAACTCTGACATGGCAAGAAATTGCTCCTGTGACATTGTTTCAACAAATGCTTCTAGATCTTCTCTAGGAAGTTCGCTGCACTTCCAACTTTCCTCTCCCTGATAAATTTCGTCAATACAGGACACGACCATATCAAAGGCAATAGAAGATGAATCTGGATTCGCGTCTGCGTATTCCTCTGACATACCAAACGTGGGGTACTTCATCCTAACTGCGATATCCTCTGTTAGTTTAATCTCATTTGTGTGCTTGGGATCTCTTGTTACCTCAATATCTACGATGGGAATCTTGAGTTTCATCTCATGTTCTTTACCATTTTCGTCAGTCAAGAACAGAGTTGGTTCTGCCGTCTCTCCGGCAGACTTTGCACGAATCTGAAGAAAGATATATTCTAGATCAAAAAGTGGTAGAGTTCTAACATCAACCGCATCATCGGTGCAGTTAAGAACAATTTGCTCTAAAGCACGGGCGATTTGTTTGTTGTCGTCAGTTTCCATTGCTAGAAGAAGAATCTTTTCTTCCTTGACCAAGAATGGTCTAAACCCAATCTTCTTCCCACTCGACGGAAGAGTGAGTTTATATGTTGGGGTATTCAGTGATGGGAGTTTCATTGTCATTTCAGGTTCCTTTCTACTTAAACCATGATGTATTCATAAGAATATGTATGTCATGCATACCGGAAGTTTTGATTGTCTGGATCATTTGGGCCACCATAATTCGGTGCGCCTCCGGGCCCACCAACATTAGGAGGTAGAGGGGGTGGTGGGGTTTCGTTTGTTATCGGAGAATAGTATGTGATTTCGTAATCTCTAAAGGAAAGACTGACTGTAAATTTGGTTAGTTCATCTACCTTTTCGTATCCATATTCTATCGCTCCGACGTTCTTGGGGTAACATTCTTTTACCTGCGCCTCATATATTAGTTCATCCGCTCTAGAAAGTGCCCGGACGACCAAGATAGAGGCATATGTGTCATAGTAGTTGTAATTGTGTGTCCTTCGATTAATCATCAGATCACTCCACGTTTCAAAGTAGTGTCTTTCTAGATAATCTGAACCAACTCGGAACGTAATGTCCAAATCACCAGAGTAGAGTGTCTGATATGGCATCTCTCTTACTGGCCCGTAAATGGTATTCGCTTGAGAACTATGACCCCTTCCGGGAAGAGAGACAATTTCACAAGAGTCACTTAATCTTTTTTGAATCGTAGAACTATTAAGTCTTGCTCCAATGGGGTTTAGTCCACCTCCACCAGAACTTTGTCCAAAATCTCCGGGGTGAGAAAACGCAATTTCATATCTCGCCGGTGATGCCTGACGATATCTCGCCACTGACTTCGCAGCGGATCTTATGTTTTCGATATTACCTCTGAAAAATGACTGTTCTGACATTAAATGAACCTTCTATTTTGTCTATCCTTGATGATATCCTTGCGAGTCTGATCCCATACTTGGATTTTTGTCTTTCTCCTGAACCTATAGAATGGTAGATACATTGCCATTCCCCAATATTTAGGCGCAACTCTCAACATTCTTGACTCAATTCTATTGTATTTATATCTTCGGTAGCAGGGCCGGAAAAACCTGAACCGTTCTGACTTATTCAGAATCTCATAAGTCAACTTTAGTCTAGCAGTTTGAGATGTGAACCCACCCTGTGCGTCTTGTGCAGACTCTGAGGTGCTGGTGGTAAGTCTCAGTAGATTCAGAAACAAAACTTCTCTTAGATTGGTGGGAAGGTAGTGCAGGTTTATTCCCTCGAAACCATCTCTTCTCATTTTTACAATGTAAATTAAAGGAAACGTATCCCAGAACCCCAAGTCTTGCCTGCTCCTCGCAGACGGGGAGTAGTTAAACAAAAACATTTCTCCTACACGCTTGAACGCTCTAGGGTTGATTAGTTGACCACCTGTTTTTGATCGGCCGAGGAATGACTCATCCACGCTAATCTCAGTGAGGTCGTATAAACTATTAATGGCACTTTTCATCCAGTTCAAAGCAGCAGCACTGTTGGTAGAAAATCCAAGAGTTTCACGAATTTCATCCAGACGATCAAAGATATTTGCTTGAAGGTCTGTGTAGTCGCCTGTTCTTAGTTCGTTTATGTCTTTTTCGAGTTGAGACTGTTTTTCTGTGTTAGACATTGTGCCTCCTACACTAAAAGGTGGTCTTCGTTTAAGATCAGAAAATCCCATCCTCTATCGGAGGCAAACTCTTTTGCTGCCTTCCACTTGGCGGTATTCACTCCCCAAGTTCTCACCTCAGATATGTATCTGCGTGTCACCTTACTTTTCTTTTTTGGTTCTTTACATTGCTTTTTTGGTTTTATTTCTATTAGTTGGACTCTCTTTTTCCCGTCGTGCTGAATCGTCTCGATAATGAAATCTACAAAGTATCTGTGCATCTTACCATCAACCGGAGATCTATATGGCACTACAACCTCTTCTGATCCCCAAGATAAAACTTTATCAGTGTTATCACAGTAGACCATGAACTTTCTTTCCCACAAAGATCTATAAATAATTTTAGTAGGATCACCTATATACTTTGAAGGGTTCAATGGTTTGTATTTACCTTTGTATGCCATACATAGTATGTAGCACGGTTTTAGGAGTAATTAATGGCCAAACGTCGAGACAACACGCCAGCACCAAGAGAATATCCCCGTACCTTTGACCCGAATGTCAAAAACGATGTCTTTCGTCAAATATACGAAACGAACCCGAGAGACAGAGAATTTTTCAAACCAAATAATGCGACAGGTAAAAACGAGTACGGCAATGCCAATGCTCTATATGGCCCGAACGCACAGGGCGGAAATAACTTTCAATACCCAGCAGAATTAGGTTCTTCTGAGTATAATCACTTTGTCCTTTTCAGTATTTACCAAGGACAGTCTGTAAGTCTTTCAAACGAATCTATAGAGGCGGCAGATAACGCTACCATGTTTGGATATGATCCGAATGTAATCGGGAGGGCCCCAGCAGGTGGTTATGGTGGTGGTGAGGTAGTTGCGGCAGAAACAAGAGAGGCACAAGACCGAGAAAATTACAACGATAATTATTCTCGTGATTCCGCTGGACAGGGAATGAATACTACCACATACAAGGCAGGTGGTCGTGGAAGTGGTAGAGGAACTGCGGCAAGAAAGAATCCAATCCAACAAACCAGAATAAATCCTGCGAAGGTTCGGATGATGGAAACCGTTGCTCTTTACATGCCGCAAAAACTAAATCAACTTGGTATTCTTGATTATGACATCGAAGCAACCACTGGTGCTTCTATTGTGAAAGATCTAGCGAACATGGATCTAAACGCCTTTGCTGGTTTGGGTCAAGGTGCCGCTTCTGCTGCAACCAACTTCCTAGATGGTGTTGCTCAGGCGTTTGGTATTGAAGATACAGGATTCAACCCTGCACTTCGTGCCTCTCTTAGGATTACTAGTAACCCGAGAAGAGAACTAGTCTTCAACCAACCGCAACCTAGAAAGTTTGAATTCAACTTTGAGTTTGCTCCAAGAAATAAAGATGAGTCGCAACTAATAAATGAAATCATCAGAGTGTTTAAGTTCCACGCTTTTCCGTTTCTACAGGCAAATGGATATTTCTATGAGATGCCAGCAGAGTTTCATATTAAATACTACAAGGTTGATGAGACCGGAGCGACAATAGAAAATACCTTTCTAAATAGAATCGGTGCGTGTGCATTGACCGAAGTCAATGTTGATTATACTGCTGCTGGTGTTGCGTCTTTCCATGAGGATGGTTCACCCACTCATATTAACCTATCACTTACATTCTCTGAAATGGAAGTTCTGACACAGCAGCACATCAACGAAGGGTTCTGATCATGTATTTTTCTAAATTTCCTGTAATTGAATATAGAAATCTAAACGATGCTCAAAGAGATCAGACAAGAAAAATCGCAAGAGACATTGTTAGACGAATTGCTTTTAGTAAAAGACTAAAGAGCGAAGCGGGAATCTATACCCCATATTTTGTTCAAGAGGGCGAAAGACCAGAACACGTTGCCTTGAAGGTATATGGAACAGAGGATTATCATTGGGTGGTTTTACTATTTAACGATGCAATCAATCCATATTACGACTGGCCTTTATCTGAGTCTGCGATTACTAGTTACGTTGATAAAAAATATCCCGGAGACGTTCTATATTGCACCAGTCTCACGGTGAGTACCAGCGGAGCGACATCGGATGGAGATAACTTTTCTGGTCTAACTCACGCAGCAAATGAAACTATTTACAAATGGAATGGAGTCACGGATGCTTTCGGCCGTCCAATTCTAAATACGGCAGACAGAGCATTGGTTTGGGATTTTGACGCAAAGAAAGGCGCACTTGAAGTAATCAATATGGTTGGTGAGTTTTCCGCAGGTGATATTGTGGTCAAACCCATAACCAGCGACACATACCAATACTCGTTTGTTCAGAAGGTAATAGGTAATAAGAATGGTGTACATCACTTTGAGATTGAGGGTGCTACGACGGGCGAAGAACAGTGGGTGGATCCGTTAGTTAGTCTGGAGGAGATACCCATAGGACAAACTGGTGCAGGCCCAACAAATGGGCCCAAAACCATTGGAGGTACTGGTAGCGGTTCCAACGTGACGACACCAGTTGCATACACGGACACAATGATTGCGAGATATACTGGAGCAGGCCCAGCAAACACGGGCACGATCACCAATTCAATTTCAAATAACGATTATGAACGCAGAACGAATGATAGAAAAAGAGAGATACAACTTCTTGATCCTAGATATATTGAACAGGTTCTGACTGAATTTGAAACTGAAATAACACGGGGCAACAATAGAACTATATTTAACGCTCCGCCGAAGCGATTCAAAAAATCAAATAATTATTGAGGATGATGTATGCCCGGAAAAGAAGCACATGCTGAAAAATACCGCAAGGTAAATGACTATGATATTAAGAAGTTGTCCATCTCTGCTGAACACGGAGAAGACATAGATCTTAGAATGATGTTTTCTCAGTTACATGTTTACGAGGACATCTATTCAAACAACGTGTCCGGTGTAATAATTATCAAAGACACTGTTAATTTAATCAGCAACCTACCAATCAACGGACGCGAAAAGGTAAAGTTTTCTTTTATCACTCCGGGTCTTGATGGTGTCCCTGCCGAAAAAGAGGCGACCGTATATAAGGTAGATGAAATTGTCAGGACACAGGGTCAGCGTGGACAGTTATATAAGTTGTTCTTTACGACAGAAGAAAAAATTACAAACGAATACACCAAGGTTAGTAAATCATACACTGGAAAAATTTCCAAGATGGTCGAGGATATTCTTGGTGAGTATCTACCTAGTGCCGAGTTAGTCACCAATCGAGGAACCGCAGAAGTTCATAGATTTATTATGCCTAGATGGTCTCCTTTCAAGTGTATCAACTGGTTGGCGGGCAGAGCAGAGTCACAAGAAAAACCCACTCAATCAAACTACCTGTTCTATGAGGACATGGATGGTTATCATTTTACTGATTTGGGATTTTTGTTTGACCAAGAACCAAAAGCAAAGTATACTTACAATCCTATCTCGGGACACCAAGTTTATGGGACAGAGGGGCCAGAGTTTAGTGATTTGAATAAAGCATTCTATAATGCCACTGGGTTTAGAGTTACAAGTGCCTTTGATACCTTGAATAGATTAGATGAGGGAATGTACGCTTCAACTTTGACGACTCACGATATTACGAAGAAAAAATTTGAAACGTACACCTACGATTATAAGGCAGAATTTGGTAACACAAATCACATATACGGTAATCCTCTTACCAGCGGAACTGATATGTTGCACGGAAGAGTCGATACGAAATTTCATTACCAACCAAAACAAGATAAGCAACACACAGAGGGAGTTGATCCTGATAACCTAAAATATGAAAATTGGTTTCTCTCTAGAAAGTCATTGTTGGTTCAAGCACATGGGCAGAAGATTGAAATTGAAATCCCCGGTAACTCATCTCTTCGTGTGGGTGACGTAATTGATTTTTCTTATGCAGACATGAAGGAGTTAACTAAAGAATCATCAGAGTATATTGAAAAGACATTCAGCGGATATTATTTAATTAGTGCCATTCATCACATGATGGAGGGAGAACACTATAGATGCAATTTAGAGTTGATTAGAGATTCTAGATATGAACAAATTCCAGTCTCATCATCTTTGTCTAGTAGGTCAGACTCCAGCGCCTTTGCTGGTGGTGGGAATTAGGAATTATACGATAATAAATATTAAGGAGCAACACAATGAAAAAAGTTGTCAAATTTGAAAATTACGAAGACCTAAAGAAACTAGAAAAAGAACAGAAGGCAAAAAAATATTCCGACGAGGAGTTGGATGAGTGGCGTGAGTGGGCGGAAAAATGGGTTCAAAAGAAAGAGCAAGATAAAGGATAATATATGCCTCACTTTGAAGACTTTATGGGAAGAGACGGTTTCGTTTGGTTTGTCGGAGTCGTCGAAGATGTCCAAGATCCAGAGATGCTTGGTCGTTGTCGCGTGCGAGTATTTGGTATTCATACCGATGACAAGAATGAGATTCCCACCGAAGATCTTCCGTGGGCACATCCTATGCAACCGATTACAAGTGCCGCAATATCTGGTGTAGGTACTTCACCAACAGGTCTCGCCACCGGAACACATGTCGTTGGATTCTTTCGAGACGGACATGATTCTCAGCAACCAGTCATCATGGGATCGATTGGGGGCATTCCCCAAGAAAAAGCAAATTCTAAAAAGGGGTTTAATGACCCAGAGTCTAAACCACATGATCACCCATATCCAAAAGAAGATTATTTCCACAAGTCTGGATCTTCCTTTGTGGGTGAAGTAGACACCAACCGACTTGCCAGAAACGAAAAAGTCGATGAGACCATTGTTCAGATCAAGAAGGACAGAATTCAAGGATACTCAAAAGGGTCTGCGACTGGTCAGTCGATTCCTCTAGGTAATCAAAAAGGAAACTGGAACGAACCATCAGTTCCTTACAATGCACAGTATCCACTTAACCATGTAAAGGAAACAGAGTCGGGGCATGTAGAAGAGTGGGATGACACCGAGGGTGCAGAACGCTACCATCGTTTTCATCGCACCGGAACCTCAGTTGAGATTCACCCGAATGGTGACAAAGTTGAAAGAAACGTCAAGGATGTTTACATTCAAACTGAGGGTAATGAGAATGTCCACATTTTAGGTAACTGTAATCTGATCGTAGACGGAAACTTAAACGTATACGTCAGGGGGAACGTAGACTGGGAAACAGACGGTGACTTCCTTCATACATGTCACGGAAACTATACAGTCAACTGCGACCAAACACTTAGAATGACTGCGGGTGGTGGTGGATATGGGAACAGGAGTGGAAATTCCACATTCAATATGTCTCCCGGTGGACGTATCGACTTAAATAAGGAGAGTTGATAAATGTCTTACCACAACAACAGATCTCAACCCAGAACTCAACCCAGAACTCAGTCGTATCAACCACCCGCACAGCGTTCGGCACCGGCGCCATCTCCGCATGTCGCTAGAGTCCAAGATAATGTTGAACAGGGAGTCCCCGAGGCAAGGGTGCCTTCTGCTCCAACTCCAACGCCAACTTCGCCGCCTCAACCCGTTGACCCGCCACCGGGAACCGTCACGACGAGAACCGTGGTGGATGAAACTGGGCCGTTTGCACTAAAGGGTTACTATCCACTGTATGATACTATAGAGGGTGCGGTAAATGCGAGTCCAAACCCACGGTTGGTTCGAGAAGGGGAAACCACAAAAGGGTATCATACTCACACCATAAACAATGTGATTTATTACATGCCTAATGGACTAGAGATGGGAGTGAGTCAGTTCCACGGAGATCTGGAAAAGACACTGACAGATTCACTGATCAATCAAGAAAACAAAGAAAAGTATCGTGGAGAGTGGAGAAAAATCGCACCCGGAACCGCTAAGTTTACGCAGTATGAAGCGGGGGATATTGTAACAAAAAATGGTGTTGCGTATATTGCAATGATGCACGTTGGTGGTAATGTTGACCCGGAAGTAAATTCTTACATAACATACGAACCATTAAGGAAGTGGACTCTGTATGCCGGTAGACCAACCAAAATTGACGGAGGATTTTTCTAATGGCAGATCCGATTATTAGTATGAAGTTTGATAATGATCACCCAGAGTGGGGCACAGAACTTAAAAGTCTTCTCAATTTTAGGGCGGGATTTACTCCCGACGATATTGTCAGCATCGA